CGCCGCCGCACCGATAGTCCCGAGCCTGCGGCGTCGGCCAGCCCAACACACCACAACCGCTGTCGGATGTGCGGCGCGCCGACGCCCGCAGCGCACAGATCAGCCGCCCCGACGGCGTAGCCCGATCCTTCCATGTCAGCGCATACAAGGTCGAGCCACCCGAGGCCGTCCCTGCTCGCAACCTGCTCTCCAAAGACGACTGGAGGTCGGCAGACGCTGATGAGATGGTGCCAGTGCGGCCAAAGGTGCCGCTCGTCAGCTTGCCCTGCTCTTCGGCCTGCCGCGCTGAAAGGCTGGCAAGGGCAGGATCCCGTCCAGACGTGGCGGTCGTCGGGCCAACCGGCAAGCCGCAGCGCGTGGCTCCAGCCTCCGATGCCTGCGAAGAAGTGGCACTGAGTGTATCGACCCAATCTATCTGGGTCCACGTCTCGGATGTCCGTCTCATCTACGTCTCCTGCGGCGATGTGGCCGCCCTTGATTAACTCACGCAGCCACGCAGCCGCCTTCGGGTCGATCTCGTTGTAATAGGCGGTCATGCCACCAACCCCAACTCTGCGGCCTTGCGGCCCCGCAGGTACCAGCCGTAGCCCAGCGGCTCAAACTCGCCATGCCGCATGTAGCTGGGCACGCTCCTGCAATTGCCCTCGCGCTGGTCACGAACCCCGTCGCGATACGCGCACTCGGTGTAGAAGCAGGGGAAGGTCAGGCTGTCGATATCAGTCATGTCTGGTCTCCTCTGGTCTTGTGTAGATGTTGTGGAGAACTTGTAGCAAGGGGCGGGGAGGGCGTCAAGACCCTCCCCAGCCGAGAGGTCACCGAACGCGCCAAATGCGGACGCCGCCATCCTCGTCGTACTGCTGGCGGAAATGCTTCTTCGCGTAGTTGGCATAGCGCGCAAAAGCGGTAACGAGGCGCTTCAGATCATCCTTCGAGTCAAACAGAGAACCCGGATAATACACGCTGTCACCAACCTCCATGATGCGAGCCTCAGGGTACTTGACCCCGTTCCTGGTGCCCTTGCCGACAAAGGGACAAGGAACATCCTTCTCGATCTTCACGTCGTACATCGTAAGCCCTTTCGTGGTGTTGTCCGTGTGTAACGTAGTAAGGTGTATCGATATGTATGTCAAGAGGCTTGGACCTCGGAACTTGGACCTTGGACCTCGGAACTTGGACCTCGGCGAGTTGCCTATATAAGCAGTTTTGCCAGAGATTCGGTGTTCGCGCGTGAACGCACGCGGATTTGCGGTAAATACGGTAAAAATGGCTGTTTTTCGCTGTAAGTGTATGGAAAACAAAGACATTTTTCTTACAAACGCTCTTACATGGGTGTTTTTCTCTTACGCCAGAAGCGTAAGACAGCGAGTTGCTAGTCCAGCCAGCGCCGCATTTTTCACTTTTTGGAAACCTGAAATCTGGCTGGAACACCCTTTATAGGGGAACTCGACTGCCGCCTCAGGCTGTTGTATGGTGCTTGTGGAACGCCGCGAAAGGAGGTCGCTGTGGCATCTGAAACCCCTCGCAAGAAGACGTCTGCACTGCGCCGCATCGAGGAGCGGATCGAAGAGGAGAGCGGGCGCGTACTGACCCCAAGACAAAAGACCTTTGCTGAACTCTACATTCAGGGGACGATGACCAACGGCGAGTGCGCCCGTCGCGCGGGATACTCCCCGGACACCGCTGTGGTCTACGCGTCCAAACTTCTGGATGGCAGGACCTTTCCCCATGTGGTTGAGTACGTCAACGAACTTCGCGAAGAGCGAGAGCGCCGGTTCGGCGTCACCCTCATGGGGCAACTCGAGCGACTGCATCAACTGTCCCGCGGCGCGGAAGAGGCGAACCAGTACTCCGCTGCGATCAACGCTGAGAAGCTCCGGTCAGCACTCGGCGGCTTGACCATCGACCGTCGCGAGACAATCAACACGCTGGATCAACTCTCGCGCGAAGAGATTACCGCGCGTCTCATGGACCTGCAGCGCAAATTCCCCACCGCCTTCACCATCGAGGGCACCGCCAAGGATGTGACCAATGGCAAAAGGCCCAGAGGCCAACTTCTGGAACACTCTGAGGACTAACGTTCCCAAGGATGGGTTCGTGATGCGCCTTGAAAACAAGGTCGGACTCGGCACTCCTGACGTTTATAGCATGCTCGGTGGCCTGCCCTTCTGGCTCGAGCTCAAGGTAACCGACCGTAATCAGGCCAGAGTGTCAAAGTACCAAGTCGCGTGGCATACGCTCCATTATGCCCGAGGAGGGCTATCATTTTTCTTGGTAAAAGACCCCCGTACCAATAACATTCATTTATACCCCGGGTCCTTGGCGCTTGAGTTGGCGCAGTCGGGCCTTGGCTGTCGGGCCTTGGCGGTAGTCGGGAACTGTCGGGCTGCGTGGGACAGGCTCAGGACCGAGGTTGTCGGGCACTACGCCGGTCGGGTCGGTGCTGTCGGGTCGGGGTCGGGTCGGGACCGAGATCCTCGGACCGAGGATCGTGGACCGGGGCCCGAGGTTGCGAACGACTTGGGCGCGCCGGTCGCGGGCGGTGGGGCGCCCTGATCGGGCGCCCCTGTCGCGCTAGTGCATGACGATTGCGACGGATTTTGGCGAGCGGGTCGCGGTTCCCGCGCAGAGCTTGCACGCGGCGCATGTTGTGCGGCGGCCGGCCTCTTTGCTGGCCGGACATAGGACCTCGCGCGACGGGTCGATGTCGCCAAGGTCGACGAGCACGCGGAATGTGCGGCGTCCGGCTTGCCAGTGCGCTTGCGCTTGCTCGAGAGTATCGGCCGATTGCATCGCGAGATCGGGGCGCCAGCCCGACGCGTGAGTGTACGCCGTATGCGCGGCCGCTTCTGCTAGAAGCTCTTCCCAAACATGCGCGGGCACGGCCGCAGGGTCGCCATAGGTGCCAATGCGAACGACATTGCCGCGTCCGATTGCGCGCCGTGCCTCTGGCGATTGCGCGTCGGGATAAACGCCCCGCTGATAGGACCGCCACGTTATAAGCACGCCCTGCCCGAGGTTGACATAGCAGGTCCGACCCTTCGCCTGCTTTCGCGCGGGGTCCGACGTCGGTGTGCCGCGATGCGGGCAGGTGCCGCAGATTGATACATCGTCGCCGGTTTTGCTGGCTTCAAGCGGGTTCATGTCGGCGCGCAGGATGTATGTCTGCACAACGGCGCCCGTCTTTGTGTTGCGGTCAGAATAGGTCGCGATCACGACAATCGGCGCGCCGTCGTATAGGCTCGGGCCCTGATAGATGATGCCTCGCATGGTCTATCCTCGTCTAATGGATCGGGCAGGATTGCCCGCTTGCATGATAGCATAGTCCACAAGTCGGGCACAAGTGGATTGTTTGTCGGGGTCGGGGTCGGGGCCCGGCCGGTCTAGGTTCAAGGTGCTGGGCTGGGCGGTCCTGGGGCCTGGGCGCCAGGCGTCGCGGTCCTGGTCTCTGGCACGCGGGATGACGGCCCCCTTGCGAGGGCCGCGCACCGGCGCGTCAGGCCTCGCGCGTCGCGAGGTAGTCGGCGACCGACGGGATGTCGCTGCGCCCATAGGCCTCGCGCCATGCCGCATCGGCCGCGACAAGGCGACCGTATCCGGTCACCTCGCGCGCGTATGTATCGCCCATTTCGAACGCGCCCCACGTCATGGGGCTCTTCGCGGCAACGAACCACCTTGCGAACCGGTTCTCGCGCTCGCGCTCCGGCATTTGATAGGTTTTCAGGACGTGCCACACCATGTCGCCTGCGCGATAGATCGCATGGGGTTTGTCGACGGGGCGGGATTTTCCGAACGGATTCGGCATTGTTCTGTTCTCCTATAGTGGCGCTCGCACCATGCTACCGCCTGCCCCCTTCCTACCGGAAGGCCGCGCCCAGAGTCAACAAGAAAAATGCAAGCCGCTTGTGACTTTGTTGTTGACACCCCCGAGGCCTTCCTTTAGGAAGGATGCAGGCGGTCGCGATTGGCGCGGCGCCCTTATAGGAGAACAGAACAATGGAAATCCGTTACGCGAGCGATGAACATATGCCGGTGGTGGTTGCTGTCACACTGCAGGATCTTGCCGATCTTAAGGCATTCGCCGAGCTTGCAAAGAATGCCGAGTGCTTCGAACGCAAGTATGCCGCGAGCACGCTTGCTGAGCGCCTCGGCGCCATCCGCAAAGAGGCGATGGAACGCGCCCATAGCGCTTTCACCTATGAGCTCAATCTCGACAAGTAACGCAACCGCCCCCGTCGCAAGGCGGGGGCTCCACCCAGAGGAACCCAGACAATGCTTGCACCCGTGATACGAGCTTATATCGCCGCCGAGACTGTCGACGCGATGCACGATAACGCGAACCTCGCGACCGTTCTTCGCGCCGAGATTGACGCGCTGCAACGCCTCGTCAAGCACGCGACCGACGCGCTCGACAAGGCCAAAGCCGACGCTGTCGCCGAGGGCGTCGCAACCTACTCGCTCACCCAGCGCGAGACGCCCCCGAACAAGGCCGAGTATGTCGCCCTTCACGGTCGCGAGGCCTTCGACGCGCACAAGCGAGTCACGACCGTTCGCACCTTCGCGTGGATCATGTAGCACATCGCGCCTCGCGCCCAGCCCCAGCCCGTCGGGCTGGGGTTACTGGGCCGACGGTCGGTCGGCACAAGAGACGGGGGCCGGGGGCCGGGGCCCCCCTTTTCGGGGGGCCTTTTTGTAGGATTGTGACGGATGAACATTGAAGCGCAAAAAATATCGGGCCTAATTTCATTGGACTTGTGGACTTTGAACAACCAACAACATCCAAGTTCCAAGATCCACGGTCCTATGTTATTCTCCCCTTCACCACCGCGTTTGCTCCCCCTGACGTTGGTGTAGAGTCTATGTTGACTCCGGGCCCGTGGTGCGCCTCCCCGCGCTACGGGCCTGTGTTGTTTTTGTGATGTTTATTGTGGTATTGGGTTTGGTTATGGACAATGAGAGTGTGGCCCGTGCTGGGGAGTACTTTGTGGCGCAGGCTTTGGAGGCTTGCGGTGTTCGTGTTGTTCGTGTGGATTTGAGTGGTCATGATTTGTGGTGTCGGACGGTGAGTGGGAGGTTAGTGAGTGTACAGGTAAAGACGGCGAGTCGTGCGCGTGTGGATCCTGAGCATCATGCTCCGAGGTATGAGTTTTATGATCGTGGTGGTGCGTTGCGTCCGGACGTTTATGGGTTGGTTGCGTTGGATATTGGGTTGATGTTGTTTGACGGTGCGATAGGTCGGAGGAAGAACATTCGTGCTTCGTTGTTTACGGATGGTGGGATGCGGGAGTCGATTGCGAGGTTCTTCTATTGAGGGTATAGTATCGAGGACCGTGGACCTTGGCCCTAGGAGGGTATGATGCCTGGGATGATGATGAAGCAGAAGCGCATGCGTCGTCGCGAGATGGAGCGTGAGGACGACGACAACGGCTATGCCAAGGGCGGCATGGTGGACTATGACGCCAAGGTAGCGATGCTGGATTATCCTGGCACGAAGGGTGTTGGGATGCCGACGGGAGGCAAGCAGCAGCTTACGGGCAAGGGCTTCCGGGGCACGTTCTGATGGCGAGACAGCCAATCCCTGTACCGCCGCCGAGGCCGGTACCGGCGGCGGAGCGTGCGCGTACTGCGCATGGGCGGTTGGCGCAGGGATGGTCGGATCGTTCGGGCAGGACGGCGTCTGAGCAATTGGGGGACGTGGACTTCCGGTTGTTCCTTGACCCTGTGTTGAGCCGAGATCCGCTGGGCCGGATGGGGTATGATCCTGAGGCGTTCCGGGTTTACGGCCCGAGGGATCGGACGGACACGGCGTTTTTCTATTTTGGCGATCAGGATCCGGACATGCGCCCGGACACGGTTTATGTGTCGCCTGATTTTCTGTCCTCGCCTGACGTGATGGCGCATGAGTACCGTCACCGTGGTGTGCAGAAGTTGCACAAAGAGTTCTTGGACAACCCGAAGTTGTTTGAGGACCTGTTTGAGCCGTGGGTCTTGGAGTCTCTTCGCAGTTACGGCTCTGGCGTTGAGCGGAGCCGGATGAACGAGGAGCAGGTTGTCGAGTACTTTGACGATCCTTCTGCGCGGATTCCGGACAGTGAGCGGTTTCCGACGATGGCGGATACGCTGGACGAGGCCTCGCCGCGGAGGATCGAGGAGTTTAGAGACTGGACGAGTGATGGTGTTGGGCGGTTGGCTCGGTCGTATTACCCTGTCCAGAGTGGTGTGATGGAGGCTGCGCAGGGGGTTTTGCGGCAGCGTGGGGAGCCTCCGAGGGCCGAGTTTCAAGAACCTGGGTTCATGGATCGTGTGATGCGTGGCATAGGTTCATTATTCGGGGGCTGAGATGAAAGATCGTGACCTCTACTCCTTGGCGGATCGGATGGCGGAGCGGTACGGTGTTGATCCGTACATTTTCCGTCGGATGATTCAGCAGGAGAGTGGGTTCAACCCTCGTGCGCGGAACGAGCGGTCTGGTGCGACGGGTTTGGCGCAGGTGATGTCGGAGACGGCGCGGGATCCTGGGTACGGGGTCAAGCCGCTTGAGGATCGGTATGATCCTGTTGAGAGCCTGCGGTTTGGGGCTGAGTACTTGAAGGCGATGCTGGACAAGTTTGACGGCGACTATCGTCTGGCGTTGGCGGCGTACAATGCGGGTCCTGGGACGGTTGAGAAGGCTGGCGGCATTCCTGAGATTGACGAGACTCGGCAGTATGTGAAGAGCATTTTGGAGACTCCGATTCCGCCGCCGCGGCCCGCGAACCTTGGAACTCGGACCTCGGTTCCGATGCCGCTGGCGAGTCAGAGGAACGAGGCGATACGGCAGGCGGTTGCGGAGGGTGGGATTGGCGGGCTCATGGTTCCGCCTCCGAGGCCCGTGGTCCGTGAACCGAAGGGTCAGGGCATTCCGATACCGTCTGCGCGGCCTGTGTTGACGGCGGCGGAGCGGATGCAGGCGGCGGGCATTCCGATACCGATGCCTCGTCGCTAGTCGTGGCGCTCTTGGTGTAGTATAGTGTGGTGCGAGCCAGCTGCGTGGAGAGCCTGCTATGAGTGCTGTTTCTAACTTCTTTCGCGATCTGTTCGGTGGCGGCGGGAAGAGCACGATGTCCAGCAGTAGCGGCGGCAGTAACAAGCCTGCGGCGACCACGACCAAGCCTGCGACTACGAAACCTGCGGCGACCACGACCAAGCCTGCGACTACGAAACCTGCGGCGACCACGACCAAGCCCAAGGACACGATTGGCTCCGTCAGCCCTCAGGGCACCTACGCCGGTGATGGTTTTGAGTGGCGGGATACTGGAAGCGGGTATCTGACGCGCACTTACACGGGTACGAACCGTGGCCTTGGCCTTGGGAGCGAGCCGATTCAGGCTGGCGGCTCGGACAAGCCCGTGAAAGAGACGATTGCGCAGATTTCGCTGAATGAGGGGTCGTCTTACGCCTACAGTCCGCAGTCCGCGACGGACAAAAGCCTGGTGAGTCTGATCACAACGGGCGATCCAGGTGGTAGTGCGTCGTATGCGGCGCAGGTTGGGGCCCCGACACCGGCTCGGACGGCGGCTGCACCGGCTGCACCGGCCAAAAAGACCGATTTTTCGAGTTCTGGGAGCTTTTCTAAGGCTTTTTCTGATGCTCGCACGGCTCTTGGGCCAGGTCAAACGTTTACCTACAAGGGTAGAACCTACACGACGGTTACTGCGGAGCCCCGGCCGAACCTTGCGGGGCCTCCAGCGGGCATTCAAACGCTGGTTCCGCGTGATGATCGGGCGCCTCCGGGCACTTATACGGGCGTTGGAACGCAGGTTGTGAGCGATCCGAGGCTGAATTTGCCTGTTGGGACTCTCCCTGCGGCGCCTGTGGAGCCCATCGCGGCACGGGAGCCTGCTCCGTACACGCCGACGGGCGCTGGGATCGGTGTTTTTGACACGATTGCGGCGCGTGACGCGGCAATTCGCGAGCAAGCGGCGCTTGCGCAGGCGGCATCGCTGTATCGGCCTCAGGAAAGCACCGGAGCGTCGACTTTTCAGGCCCAATACGGGATCACGCCGTCTGAGGCGATGCAGAATCTGCCTGGTTTCATCGGTGCCGGTGGTCCGAGTGATCTTGTGGGACGCGCTGCGGACGTCGCACTTGCGCAGGGCGTGTCTCCCACTCGAGCAGGGATTGGGATCGAGCAACTTCTTCCGCCCCCTGCTCCAACAGTGGTTCCGGCTGGGGTTTCGGTGACGGGAACACCGCTCCGTGACCAATATTTCTCCCCGGAAGGCACTCAGACCACCTACCTGACAGACACCGTTCTTCGGGCGCTCCCGCAGGGAGTAACGCCCGTTTACGGCGACATCGGCATTCGCTTTCCAGCGCTTGGTGAAACGGATACACGTCGCACGGCTATTGGCGTGCGTCTTCCGGACGGCCGTGTTCTTGAGGAGGGATCTCCGGAACTCCTCAACTACGTCCAGAACCTCGGCGCGCTGAACGTGCAGGCTGGTCAGACGGTCTTCAGGCCGACGACTGGAGTACCCGGAGAGCCGAATAGGCCTTTCTTGGCACCGACAAACGTGACGCAGGCGACCGTGGTGCAGACCGTTCCAGAGGTGACTACTCCCCCTGTGACTACGCCTCCTGCGACTGTCACACCGACGATTCCTACCGTCGATCCTCGTCTGACGATTCCGCAGTTGATTTCACCAGCCGTCGGAGGTGCGGGAGCAGGTGGCGGTGGCGCTCCAAGCACGGTTGTCCCAGTCGATCCGCGACTCAACATCCCTGTTGGTGGAATCACGAGCCTCGTTCCGAGCACCGTGGCTCCTGTCGCTGGGGTAGCTGGTGTTGCGCAACCGGTCACTGTTGGCCAACCGGGAGTGTACACCCCGTCTGGTCCGACGGTTGGGTTGCCTGCGCAAACGACCGTTGAGACTGCGTACACCACTCCAGAGGTTAGCGGCGGCACTGCTGCTGGCGGTGGCGAAGGCGTTGACGTTGAGGTTAGCGGCGGCACTGAGGCAGGTGCTGGGACAGACACCGGAACTGGTGAAGTCGTCGAGGTTGAAGTTGGCGGGGGCGGCGCTGGTACTGCTACCGGAGGCTCGGCTGGAACTGGCACTGGGACTGGCACTGGGACTGGCACTGGGACTGGCACTGGCACTGGCACTGGCACTGGGACCGGAACCGGAACCGGAACCGGCACTGGCACTGGCACTGGGACTGGCACTGGGGCCGGAACCGGCACTGGGACTGGCACTGGCACTGGCACTGGGACCGGAACCGGAACCGGAACCGGGACTGGCACTGGGACCGGAACTGGGACTGGGACTGGG